CGTGGTGCCAACATATGACATCATTACTCCAGGATCTTCGACATCAGTTTCCGCTGTGATTAGATCTGTTTCTGGAACAAGTGTAAGTGGAAATGAGACTTCATTCTTGGATAATGGATTTGAACCAGTTCAGTTGAATGCATTAAATACACTAAAAACTGTGAGACTCGTATGTTCTAAAGAGAATGAAACGGAATATCTTAATAATTTACCTAGAAATAAATCATTTACAACAGGAATAACTCTAAGTACAACAGATTCTAATATATCACCCATAATATTTTTAGATACTGCATTTACCGAGTTTATTTCCAATCGTCTAAATAGTCCAGTTTCCGATTATGCATTAGATGGAAGATCTAATTCCATACTAGATGATCCACACGCAGTAGTGTATGTTTCAAGAGCAGTAAATCTGGTACAACCAGCAACCTCTCTTAAAGTTATTTTATCTGCATATCGTCACGAATCTGCTGATTTCAGAGTTCTGTACAGTTTGGCTAGACCAGATTCTTCTGAAGTTGAACAATCATTTGAACTATTTCCTGGTTATGATAATCTTACATCTACGGCATCCGGACTTTCGGTAGTTGATTCTTCTCTAAATAACGGAAAACCTGATTCTTTCGTAAGTTCTAGTTTGGATAATCAATTCAAAGAATATGAATTTACCGCAAACAATCTTGGATTGTTTAATGGATATGTAATTAAAATTGTAATGTCCGGAACTAATCAGGCATATCCACCAAGAATTAAAGAACTTAGGACGATTGCTGTAAGATGATTAGAGTAAAGGGGCATACAAATCTTTATAGGGATGAAAATAGCGGAGCTATTGTTAATTGCGATTCTGTCGCATATAATCAATATCTCAATATAGTTAATAATAGAGAATCTCAAAAAAAAGAATTGGATATGATTAAACAAGATATTGGCGAAATTAAATCTTTATTGAGAGAATTGCTAAATGGATCCGAATGATATTGAATTGAAAACTATCAATAAATTGTTTGAATATGAAAAACATTCTAGATTTATAGACGAATTAAGTGTTGAGGAATTAAAAAATTTTTCAAAACTTTACTGCAAATTATACTTAAGGCAGCAAGAAGTTTTAGCAACTATGAGTAAGATATAAATAAATTGTAGAGCTAAAAAAGATAGATGGCAGCAGTATACGTTAATAACTTAGTCATCAATTCTGGTTCTGATTTTAGTCAGTCCTTTACTTTAGAGGGATCTGATAACAATTCTCCACTAAATTTGAACAATTATGAAGTTGATGCTCAGATGAGAAAGTGGGCTGGTAGTTCTACAGCCATAACTTTTACATCTTCAATTGAAGAACCATCTACTAGTGGTAAAATATTAATATCATTATCGTCCGAAGAAACATTATCTATAAAACCCGGAAGATATGTTTATGATGTTGTAATTACTGATGTTTCTCAAATCAAAAATCGCGTCATTGAAGGAATGGTTCTCGTAAGAGAAGGAGTAACTAGGTAATGTCCGATATAAGAGTAAAAGTTGGACAACAAAATACTATAAAATCTAGGGTAGGTCAGCAAAATACAGTTAAAGTTGTATCTAGCGTTTCTGGAGCTGCTGGTGGACTTGCCTTTACTGCAGAAAATGTAATTGGTGGCATAGCATCAGTTACATCTCTTAACGTTAGTGGATTATCTACATTTATAGGTGTTACAACTTTTAAAAATAATGTTTATATTGATGGTGATTTATATGTTAATGATGACATTTTCTTTGATGAATTTACTGCTCGTAACATTAACGTAACTGGAATTGGTAGTATTATTACACTCAATAGTGTAAACTCTACTTTAACTAATATTAATTCAACCGGAATTAGTACACTTGGTATTGTTAATGCATCCCAATTTTATGTTTCCGGTGTCTCTACTTTTGTAGGTGTTACAACCTTTAAAAATAATGTTTATATTGATGGCGATCTTTATATCAGTGATGATTTAGTATTTGATGAATTTACTGCTCGTAATGCAAATATTACTGGAATCCTTACAGTAGGACAATCAATTTATTATCCGATAGGACAACCTTATGGTGTTGCATATTTTGATTTAAATGATCGGTTAGTTTCTACCGGTACTACTTCATCGGCAATATCAGAAACTAACTATATACTTACAACTGACAATTCAGGAATACCAACCTGGTCTAGTGTTATAGATGGAGGAACCTATTAGTGTCTAAACCAGCAAGTAGACAAGATCTCATAGACTATTGCCTAAGACGCCTAGGTGCTCCTGTACTGGAGATTAACCTTGCCGATGACCAAATAGATGATTTAGTGGATGATGCCCTACAGTACTTCCAGGAGAGGCACTTTGATGGCGTAGAAAGAATGTATTTAAAATATCAATTGACACAGGCAGATATTAATAGAGGTTCTGCCACAACCAATGGTGTTGGGATAGTTACAACTACTGGAACATCAACAAATGTAAGTGGATTGGGAACTATAACCTCTAATTTTTACGAAACATCAAATTTTATTCAAGTACCAGATTCCATAATTGGAATAGAAAAAATATTTAAGTTTGACACCAGTTCTATTTCTGGTGGGATGTTCAGCATCAAATATCAGTTATTTTTGAATGATTTATATTATTTTAACTCCGTTGATTTATTACAATACTCTATGGTTAAATCTTATCTTGAAGATATTGATTTTCTACTAACTACGGATAAACAAATTAGATTTAATAAAAGACAAAATAGAATGTATTTGGATATTGATTGGCGAGCGCAGCAAGTAGGTAATTTTTTGGTAATTGATTGTTATAGAATTTTAGATCCAAATACCTTTACTAATGTTTATAATGATAGTTTCTTGAAAAAATATTTAACTGCCACTATGAAAAGACAGTGGGGTCAAAATTTAATTAAATTTAGAGGAGTCAAGTTGCCCGGAGGAATTGAACTGAATGGTAGAGAATTATATGAAGATGCTGAAAGAGAATTGGCGGATATAAAACAAAGAATGGCTCTTGATTATGAATTACCACCCTACGATTTTATTGGATAATAATGGCACTAAATCCTTTCTTTCTTCAAGGTTCACCAAATGAACAAAGACTTGTCCAAGAGTTAATCAACGAACAGTTGAGGATTTATGGGGTAGAAGTAATTTATATCCCTAGAAAATTTGTAAGAAGAGAAACCATTTTAAGAGAAATTTCATCATCTAAGTTTGATGATAATTTTGCACTAGAAGCATATGTGAATAATTATGAGGGATATAGTGGGCAAGGAGATATTCTTACTAAATTTGGAATGAGTTTAAAGGATGATTTAAGTTTAATTATTTCCAAAGAAAGGTTTGAGGATTTTATTTCTCCTTTTTTAGAGACAGAAAGTGATGAAGAAATTGTTTTATCATCCAGACCTAGAGAAGGAGATTTAGTATATTTTCCCCTAGGACAAAGATTATTTGAGGTTAAATTTGTAGAGCACGAACAACCATTTTATCAGTTGGGTAAATTATATGTTTATGAGTTAAGATGTGAATTGTTTGAGTATGAGGATGAAGTTATTGACACTTCTATTGATGAAATTGATACTCAAATTCAAGATGAAGGATATATAACAACGTTGAATTTAATTGGACTTGGAATACCTGCAACAGCATTAGCAACCATTGGAACTGGTTATATTAGAGAAATAACCTTGAATAATGATGGATATGGTTATACCTCTCCTCCAACTATCGGCATATCTTCTGCACCTTTGGGAGGAACAAATGCGGCGGCAGAAGCAATTGCAGAATTGAAATCTGGATTTTACGCTATAAAACAGATAGTATTGACTAATGCTGGTACTGGTTATACTGTTGCTCCAAATATCTCAATTATTGGAAATGGTGTCGGTGCTGCTGCCACCTGCGGAATTGAAACCTCACAGTTTGGTGTTATTTCCATAGATCTCTACCAAGATCTGCAATGGACTGGTGGAGTTGGATATTCAACGGCACCTTATGTAAGTATTGTAGGAAATGTTGGTTCTGGAGTAACTGCAACTGCAATATCATCAGTGGTTGGAACTGCTCAGTCTGTATCTTCTATAAGTATTACAAATCCTGGAGTAGGATACACTATTGCCCCTCAAGTTGTTATTGATGCACCACCAATTTTAAGTGGAATTGGAACCTATATCTTTAACGAAATTGTAACAGGATCTAACTCTGGTACAACAGCAAGAGTTAAATCTTGGGATTTTGATACAAAAACTCTTAAAGTTTCTTTTGTTAATAATGTAACTCCTAATGGATTTTTCCCTGGTGAAACAATTACAGGATCAATTTCTAATGCTCAATATTCGGTAAATACTTATAGCAATTGGAATCCTTATGATAATTACGGAGATAATTTGCAGATTCAAACCGAAGCAGAATCTATTTTAGATTTTTCTGAATCTAATCCATTTGGTTCTTATTGATACTATAAATATATAATACGATAATGATTGGATAATCGGGTATAAAAAATGCTAGGGACCTATTTTTATCACCAAATTATTAGAAAGACCGTTACTGCATTTGGAACTCTTTTTAATGATATTTACATAGAACATAAAAATTCATCTGATGTAGCAATCAGTCAGATGAAGGTTCCTCTTGGATATGGACCTATGCAAAAGTTTCTGGCCAGGATTGAGCAGCAATCGGAATTGAATAAGGCAATTCAGATTACTCTCCCCCGAATATCATTTGAAATGACTTCTATTCAGTATGATTCTACAAGAAAGGCAAATGTAACTCAAACATTCAAAACTTGCGGTAATGGTGATACTGTAAAAAAAGTTTATATGCCCGTTCCATATAATATTGGGTTTCAATTAAATATTATGACGAAGTTGCAAGATGATGCTCTGCAGATAGTAGAACAGATTCTTCCAAGTTTTCAACCATCATTCAATCTAACAGTAGATTTGGTAGATTCTATCGGAGAAAAAAGAGATATTCCCGTGGTTTTAGATAGTGTATCTTTTACCGATGATTATGAAGGAGATTATTCAACTCGGAGAACCCTAATATATACTTTAAATTTTACTGCCAAAACTTATCTGTTCGGACCAATTTCTGATAGTACAGAGGGTCTCATTCGTAAGGTTCAAGTTGATTTATATACGAGTACTGATACTACAACTGCCAAGAGAGAAATGAGATATACTCTTGTTCCAGACCCAATTGACGCAGGTCCGGATGACGATTTTGGATTTAATGAAACTTTTGAAACATATGGCGATGCTAAAACATATAGTCCAACTCAACAAAGAGATATTTGATATATTATGAAAAATAATTATGAAGATTTGGATAAAGCACTGAATATTGAAAGTAGTATTGTTGAGGTAGAAAAGTCTATCACACCAATTGATATTATTCCGACACAGAATAATGATATAAAAAAAGATTATGAATATACAAGAGCAAATCTATATTCATTAATTGAAAAAGGTCAGGAGGCAATTAATGGAATTATGGAACTTGCTGGTGATGGTGGAAGTCCAAGAGCATATGAAGTGGCGGGGCAACTAATTAAGAGTGTTGCTGATACGACTGATAAACTCATAGACCTACAGAAAAAACTGAAAGATGTTGAGGAAGATAATACTAAAGTTTCAAATAATGTAACTAATAATGCTGTTTTTATTGGTTCAACTTCTGAACTTTCAAAAATACTGAAGCAAGGTTTTCTAAATAATAAAGAATAGTGTTTTCCTAAAGTGCCTAAATTAAAACCCCACCAGACGGTTGAAAGTATTGCGAAAAAGCATCGTCAGGATATTTCTTTTGTAAGAAATCAACTTAAGATGGGTATTGCTATTGAAAAGGAGCACACTAAGGATAAAGATCTTGCTGCTGATATTGCTCTCCAACATCTTGATGAGTTTCCAGATTATTACACTAAGTTGAAAAAGATGGAGTCTGATGCTAGAAAAGAGCATAAAAACTTTAAGGATGTGAAAGAGAGTCTTCGTGATTGGTTTGGCAAATCAAAATCAAAAGGTAAAAAAGGAAAGCCTGGTTGGGTTGAAGTAATCTCCGGAGAACCTTGTGCCCGTGAAGAAGGTGAAGAAGATGAAACACCCAAGTGTGTTTCTTCGGATAAAAGAGCAAGTATGACTAAATCTCAAAGAATATCTGCCCAAAGAAGAAAAAGTGCCGCAGACCCAAATCAACCAGAAAAATCTGGTGCTGCCAAACCAACTTATGTTTCAACAGATACCCCCAAAAAGAAAATGAACGAAGAATCAGATGTTAAAGGTAAAGGAAGCGGCACAAAAGACGCTTGTTATACTAAAGTAAAGTCAAGATATTCTGTCTGGCCTTCGGCATATGCTTCCGGAGCACTTGTAAAATGTCGCAAGGTTGGTGCCGCTAATTGGGGAAATAAATCAGAATCAATAAATCTATCACCAAAAGATTCTATTTCAGAAGAAATGGGTATGAGATATTGCCCCAAATGTGAGAAAGATGAGACTAGAGATGTATGCAGATATGGTCCCAAGTACTGGGATATGTTTTCACTACCTTCTAGATTATCTCCAAATCAGATGAAGTTTAGTATTGCTCAGGTACATCCTGCTAATGAGTCTAAGGAACCAGACCACGAATATTCTATGGCAAGGTCTGAACTTTCTACAATTATTTCTGCTGCCAAAAGACTTCGTGGCAAACTGAATGGTGAGGGTAATATTGAGGCGTGGGTTCAATCAAAAATTACAAAGGCAGCAGATTATATTGATGCCGCTGCCGACTACCTAGATAGTGGTGAGCATAATGTTCAAGGGTCAATGGATGAGGCGTGTTGGAAAGGTTATAAGAAAAAAGGTATGAAGACTATGTTTGGTAAAAGATATCCAAACTGCGTTAAGGTTAAGGAATCTAATGATGAATATTCTAATTGGAGGGAGGATTTTGGTCTGAATGAAGCATCCGCTGCTTGGCAAAGAAAGGAAGGTAAAAATCCCGAAGGTGGTTTAAACGCAGCAGGAGTTGCATCTTATAGAAAAGAAAATCCAGGTTCAAAATTGCAAACTGCCGTTACTACTAAACCATCAAAATTAAAACCCGGTTCTAAGGATGCAAAACGCAGAAAATCATTCTGTGCTCGTATGAGTGGAATGCCTGGACCTACGAAAGATGAAAAAGGTCGTCCAACAAGAAAGACATTATCCCTAAGAAAGTGGAACTGTAACTAAAATGAAATCCTTCAATCAGTTTATTTCAGAAAGTGTTAATATTGCTGGAAATTTCAACGGCAATCTTTATATGAATGGTTCAGAATCTCAATCAGAACCCGTTGGAGAGTCTTTTACCGCAGATATAGTTTGGGAAGGTAAAATGTATAGATTAGAAGTTGAAGGCAAGATGTTGAACAAAAATGAACTTGCGGAGCAACTTCAGGGAGAATATCCTGGAGCAATTGTACATAACATTTACCCCCAAACAACAAATTCTTTAAAAATTAAGAACTCACAAAGATATCAACCAGAAAGACTAACTTGGACTGATTAATTATGGCACAGTTTAATAAGAATACGCAGGACTTTCTGAATCAAGAAAGAAGTCTTTTTGAAGTCCCAATGATTGCGACTAAAGATGGAGAAGTTGTAAGTGAAACAAATAGATTTCCAGTAGGTATTGGAACAACTGGATTTGTTGCGATTAATCAAGGTGGTTCTCCAGTCACATTCAACAATCCATTTCCAGTATCATTAGGTTCTTCCAATATTACGATTACTGGTGATGTAAATGTAGGAACAACAGTATCAGTCACAAGTACTCCACAAGACCCAGTTCATACGCACATCACAGAAGTTGGTTCAAGTGGTATTTTAGAAGACGAAGGTATTCCATATATGCCTATTGGTATTGGAACTGCACAAAATCTAAATCTTTCATATCTTCCAGTTGGCATTTCCACATTACTGAATA